TAAGCTGGACATGAAGGTTGTCTTTCAGCAAGGATTCAAGGATGCCTTGATTATGGGAGAAGAGATATACATGTTTGACATTGTAAATGGTCAAGTTACTTTTGAGAAACTAAACCCATTAAAAGTTCACACTCTTCGTGGTGGTAACTCTAACAAAATAGAAGACTCTGATGTTATTGTAATAGATGACTTCTGGAGCCCTGGTAAAATACAGGATACATACTACAATGATTTAAACGACATAGAAGTAAAGAAACTTGACGAGCAAGACTTTAACGGATCTAATGTAGATTCTGATGGAGAAAGTCATGCTATAAACTACAAAGACGGACTTCAGCTTCTAGAAAGAGAAGGAATGGATTCTTACATGGAATCAACAGGAATCTTTGATTCAAAAGATGGTGCAGGAGGTTCTTATACTGATGGTAACGGAAACATTAGAGTGCTAAGAATGTTCTGGAGATCTATGAAGAAGGTATTGAAGATTGAGTTCTTTGATGAATTAGGAAAGAAGCAGGTTAAGTTTAGATCAGAAGATTACATCATAGACAAAGAGATGGGTGAGACATCTAAGGTTCTTTGGATACCACAGTGGTGGAAAGGTGTTAAGATCGGAGAAGATACTTATCTTCAGATAAAACCAAGAGAAATACAATACAATAGAATAGATCAGCCGTCATTTAACTCATGCGGAATAGTTGGTCAAGTATACAATACAAGTGATGAGGAGTCTGTAACTCTAGTAGATAGAGCTAAGCCTTTTCAGTACCTGTACGATATCTCTTGGCACAGAGTAAATGAGGCACTATCTAAATACATGGGATCAATTGTTGAGCTAGATTTAGCAAAGGTTCCTACAGGATGGTCAGTAAGCAAGTGGTTATACTTTGCACGTAAATCTGGTATATCTGTAGTAGATAGTTTTAAAGAAGGACAAAAGGGGATGGCTAAAGGAAGACTTGCCGGCTCAGTAGGAAATACCACAGGTAGAGTACTAGAGCAAAGAGTAGGTGACTTTATCCAGACACATATAGACATGATGGAGTTTGCGAAAGCTCAGATGGACGAGATAACTGGTGTTTCAAGACAGCGTTTAGGACAAGTCGAGAACAGGGAGACTGTTGGCGGTGTGGAACGAGCAGTATCTCAGTCCAATCATATTACAGAAGAAATATTTACTATGCATGACTTTTGCAAGAAAAGATGTTTCCAGATATTACTGGAGACTGCTAAGATTGCACTAAAGGGTCAAGATCTTAAATTCTCTTACATTGCTGACGACATGACTCGTCAATTGGCAGAGATAGATGGTGATCAGTTTGCAGAAGAAGAATATGGACTCGCAGTCTCTAATGATGACGAGATAAACAGAATGGAACAAAGACTAGAAGGTATGGTACAGATGGGACTACAAAACCAGATGCTATCTTTCTCAACAGCCATTAAGATTTACAACTCACCATCAGTAAGAGAAATACAAAGACTTATACAGAAGGATGAGCAACAAATGAAAGAGAGTCAGTCTCAACAGGCTGAAGCACAGAACAAGCAGATGGAAGCTGATAGAGCTCAAGCAATGCAAATGGATGAAACAACTAAGAGAATAGACTTAGAGAAGTTCAATAGAACTGACGAAACATCAAGATACATTGCAGAACTAAAGGCAGAGACAGAAAGACTTAAGATGGATAATGCTGAAAGAGGAGTTCTTTCTGCACAAGAAGATGACTCTGATCTTGCTAAGTTTGAAGCTGAACTAGGTATAAAAGAAAAAGGTTTACAAAATGACATGAGTAAGCATAATGATCTAATGGCTAGGAAAGATAAAGAAATAAGTCTAAAAGAAAAACAGATTAATAAACCAAATACCACAAAATAATGAAACAGACCCAAAATCAATTTTTTGGATTAAGAAGCAACATGCCCAGCAGAATGGAAGCAGGCTCCACTTATCTTTGCGAAGATACTAAGGAACTTTTCCTGTATGGTCAAGGAAATACTCCAGTACTAATAAACGGTGAAGTAGATGACGCAAATGAAGCATTAGCACTAGCTGGTCAATCAGGATACTCTCATACAGGAGCATTTGCTGATAAACCATTAGACAACAACTACGTATGGCAAGCAGGTGCAGGTATAGATTATACTCAAGCTAATGTAGACGCAGAGTTGTGGAAAGTGTTTTCTCTTAGTAGTGCTGTACATGCAGCAGTAGATAATCCTTATTGGTCAACACCAACACCTACCGGAACAACTGGAGTGGGATTATTTCAGGGAGCTAACTTACCAAATGATGTAACTAAGTTATTTGAATTTGATCACGACTTTGACGCTAACTATCCTACTTCTACAGGAACAGGATTTGAAGGAACTACAGGACGTATTAGATTGAATGATGCAGTATACGGTGATCAACTAAGAGTACGTTTTGACTTTAATGTTGTACCTCAGATAGCCAACACTACTGTAGAGCCGGCACTATGGTATTCTAACAGGAATGACAACGATGATATTACTTTTACCTTCCCACTAACGGCACAGCCAATATTTTATGGGCAGGGTACAGTAGGTAGATCTTTCTTAAACAGAGTAGAAATATCAGCATGGATAACAAGTAACGAAGATGTTAATGCGTTAACACTTCCAGCAATTAAATCAGATAACCCAGTAATCATACAACCTTTAGGATTACTAGTAACCTTAATACGATAATAAAATGGCAATAAGAATAGCAAGAAATGACGCAGGTAACTGTATTAACTTTTTTGGATCTTCTAACCCTACATACTGGAACGCAGTACTAGAGGGAGAGATAAATGAAGATAATCCAAACAACATTAACGTAGTAAACACTGTAAGAACACTAGAGCAAGAAGGAATAGTATATGAATTTTTTAATCTACCTTTTACAGATTTTGTAGATAAAGATGAGAATACTTTTGAGAATGCTTCTGAGTGTGCACAATATATAACAGAAAATGCAAACGTATCTGGTACTTCAGGTACATTTATCTTTAACCAAACAGATACATTAGATGCTCAAAGAGAAGCAACTAACACAACAGTTCTTTTTTCTAACGGAGATATTTTTGCAGTTAATGCATTACACGCTAGTGAATCAGATAATGGAACAATAAAGATAGAAACAGTTGTAGGTAGTAAAGAGATATACTTAAACCTAAGATACTACAACGTAAGTGTTAATGGAGGTGCTGTATCTTTTAATAGTTTGTCTGCAGCAGTAGATAGACTTAACGAGGTTTTGTCAGGACAAGCTGTTGGATCAGAAACTGGAACCGCAGCATCTGGTGCAACAACTGAGTCTGCTTCTGGATCTTTCGTAGTATATGGAGACAGAATTACTAATGTAGGAAATACTTATACATCTACAAGAGAGACAGGAAACTTTGATACATCTAACGGTATGGTAAGCGTAGAAACAATATCAGAGCCAGGAGAATACTTTCAGTTTGCTCAAAGCACGAACTGGGATTCAGCTGGTACTGGATTTACTTTTGGTTTATTTGATGAGACAACTTATGATCAATCTGACTTAGAGGTAGATGTAGCTGGTAATGCTGTAAAGAACATTCTTAGACTAAGAGTCAAAAACACAAACTTTATATTTTCAGATCCAGATTCAACTTACGGAAAAATAAACGAATCAGGATTCTCTGACGACCTATCTTCTAGGCTTACATATAGATTAGGATTAGATTCAGATGGTAGAGCATATATTGGTTATATAGATACAAACAGTAATTTAGTAATAGTAGGTAGAACCGAAAAGGCAATAGCTACTGGAACTGAATTAAAGCTTAACGTTATAATGCCACTTGCAAATGAATTAGATGGTATCGGTGCTTTTACAGTTAATACTTTGGAGACAGCTCCAGCATTAACTTGGCACTACATAGAAAGTCCAGACGGATCTTTTTATTACCCATTATTTAATTCTACTGAGCAAGCTAACTATGTAGACGAAGAGTACGGAACTGCAGCAGATGACGCTGGTGTTAATCACCAACATTTATTTGTAGATGAGCAACCAAGTCAAAACATTTGGTACATGCCAACATCTTACATGTTTCATGATCAATCTTCAGCACCTGCTGCTATTGCAGGAGTTGTATGGAATGAAATTACAACTGGAGATGATGCAAACTATATACCAGCTCCATACGCAAGTAACACTCAAACAGTAGATGAATTATCTTCAATGAATCTGCCTATAAGACCAGCAGGAGATGCATCAACTTATAATGTAACCGGAATACCAACTGGACTTGCTTTTGATGGGCAATACTTAGTAGGTAATGCTCCAGAAGTATTACTAGATAATGTTACAAATCCAAGCGATACATATACAATCAGTATAACTAAAGCAAATGATTATGGCTCAAGTGTAGGAACGCTTATATTAGTAGTGACTAACACGACAGCACCATCAACAGCTTTAAGTGGATTTACTTGGGACAACACTTCAACTCCATTAGTTGATTCTACAACTATGGGAGAAGGTTCAGTTGTTTCTTTTGACGATACGCTAGAAGAAGGCAAGAGACTTATAGTAGATGAGACTTGGGTAGAAACAAATGTTCTTCCTAATTTAGTTAATCTTAATGACAAGGTATACATTGGTATTGCTACCTCAAGTGCTAACTGGTCAAGTGTAGATGCTTCTGACTTTAGCATGTATGTTTCTTGGGAAAAGACTGGAGCTACATCAACACTAAATAGTTTATATGGAGCGTCTGGAACAGACTCTTTGACAATATCTAGTAGTACAGATGCTGTTTATGACTTTGGATTTGAGGTTGATAATGGAACTACATACGTAATGGCTTGTGCTACTTCTGATATGAATACAGATGCATCACCTAGTGATGGAGGAAGTTTTACTAGAATAGTTAGCAATTCTTCTTTTTCTGGACCTCACACAATTGTTATTGCAACAGTAAGTGCAGAGACTGATTTAAGTACATCTGGTATTGGAGAAATAACAGCTCCAGTTGCACCTAGTAACGCAACAGGTTGGACTAAGGCTTTAGATTTTTCTGGTTCTAATGAACATTTAAAAATAGTGAGTAGTAATAGTACTATA